TTCGGGTTTACCCGCGTAAGCGGCCACACTGACTGGTTGTCGGTGTTGAATTTGTATACCAGATGAGGAGACGTTACCACCGTCTCGGCAGTGCTACGTCTGGGAAAGGACTGTGATAGTGGACAGTCCTACCGTCTTTAGATACATTGCGTTGTGTATAGCCCGGGAGGGATTAACTAATAGCAACGCAATGCACACGGCGGTTCGGATTTGCTTGACTGATGGAAAGACATCTAAGTTCTAATTGAACCATGGATCACAAACACTTGAGGGATTCATCACCCGTTGTTTCCGATGATGATATGGAGGTTGACGAGAATCAACCAGGTTATGAACTAGGGATTGCAGCCCCTTCAAACGGCAAGTCATGCTTACCTTCGCCGGTTGGCGTGCCTATGGAAGTTGATACTTTCATTGACGATGTGGAGGAATGCCACATCGGTGTGCCCGCACTTTTGACAGACGTTGCGGACACATTGGCTTCTAGTCTGCGGCTCGTTGATATTATCATCGATGAATCAGTAAGACGTGCTGTCAATAAATGGTTTGACAACAATGGTTTCATCTACAACCAGTATTGGGATGAAGACGCTAACTTCAGAGTAGATGACGATGAATTGTTGCCATTAGCACGCATGGATAATATGATGAGCCACACATTCATTCCCCCCCCTATTGTCTTGCGGCCCCGGGGCGCACGTTATACCTATGATAACGGGCGCCATCGCCATGCGCGTTTATTGATAATGAGCATGTGCAACCCCGACCGCGTTCTTGTCAGATCGCAAGAATATATCATAGAGAAGAATCCTGGACCACCTAAGCCACGTCAAGCCGCACCCAAACGGGATCGCGCTGGACCTCGTAAAACTGATGCCAATCGTGGGCACATCGCTGAAGATCGCGTTGTGCTTGCTTTTCGGTTGACACAAGTTTATGTGCGTGGCCGGGACACAATATATCCTGATATTGCCTCTCGTGACCGGTTTAATAACTGGGTACGTGCAAATCAGGCACAGATCGACCCTGCAGAGATGTTCGTCTGCAAAATCTGTGGTGAAGCTTCGTTACTCTTATGTGATCACGCCATAAGAGAAGCTGTTGTCCCATTAGCCTGCCCTCCACCAGTCCAAGCACCAACTTATCGTTATCTTGGACTTCGAAGGCTATGGTACCACAACTCCAAATTTAATTTTGGCGAGCAAAATGCGCGTGACGTCCGTCACTTTGACAACTCACAGATTAGCGATGTTGAGATCATTCCGGAATGTTATAATTATATAACTAGTAACATGCAGACGTCTTATGATGTCGCCGGTAAAGACTCACGGGAATTGCGCCTTAGCCATTGTCATCGGTTGGCTGGCAGATGGGCTGAGTTGGCAAAAGTGAAGGATCGGTTAATGGAAGATACCTGGTTTAAAAACCGGTTACTGTTTACGGCACAAAGAGCGTGTGATCAGGTCGAGACCACAATGCTCTATAAATTTACGGACCCTACAACACAGAATTTTGGCTTAGCCAGGCAGCTGCAAGAATTTGTGTTATTTACCACTGGTTTCTCGGCGCTAGTGGTCGTCCTGTTGGTTTGCGGAGTAACAGCGTTGGAATTTCTCCTGTTGTTACTGCAAAATATTGCACTGGGGTTATCGCCTTGGGGACTGATCTCGCTACGTGGAAAGATTGCCATGTTAGCATGCAGAATATACCTGTCGAAACTAGCGCACGACACTCAAAGTGTAACAGTGAGAGTTTTCTTACTGTGTTTCACTTACTTGACGTGCCTAGTGGACGCACGGGCTTAACTGCTGGCAGTCCTGATCAGATAACTTTACCACTGCTTGAATCTCAAACCACCACCGTGATGAGCAATTGTTACCATAATCAATTTGACTCATTTACCAACCGATATCTGAAGAAGACACCGATATTGGTTCCACGGAATCTCAATTATGGTCTGATACTCAGAATTGTAAAACACCTAGTGTCCCAGGTGAAACAATTTTACAAACCTGAGTTTTCATTTAATAAATATGTGCAGAGCAAACCCGGGGGTAGCCGGCGTCGATTTTTGCGTGCATATAGCCAATTATTAAAAGGGACAAATGAACTACCCAAAATTTCCAAAATCACCGCATTCGTGAAGAATGAGCGCTATTTTGATGAAAGTAAGTCACCCAGGATGATAATGGGGCGTGACCCACGATTTAACATACTTTATGCTAGGTTTATTGCTAGGATTGAGGATGCGTTCTTCCAATTAGAACAGGTTGCTAACGCTTGTGATTTTCATAAGTGTGGGCAGAAATTCAAGAACCTGATTGGTAAGAGCAAATCCATGTTTGAGAATGATATGAGCAAGTATGAAGCATCGCAGCGCGAGTTTGCGCTTGCGATTGAGTTCCTAGTATATGCGGAGACGGTTGGTGAATCTGAAATTGATGATTTGGCCACGCTCTTCGCAGTTAAGATGGTTAAATCTGGTCATACCGGCGAGGGGTTGAAATTTTACTTTCTACATTGTAGAGGCTCAGGGGACATGGATACCGGACTCGGGAATGGTGTATTAAATTACATCACCACCATGTATTTCAAAATCATTAACTTTTGTCCACTGAATACTGATTGTCACATGGATCAGAAATGTTGCCAGTTTGATGCCTTTGTTTTAAAAGGTGATGACTCATATGGCACAGTGCCAGAAGGCGTTGATTTTAACATGGTGAAAAACACTTACGAATGGTTCGGCTTTGAAGCCAAGCTGATCCATCGTCCCGATGGAAGATTGACGGAATTTTGTAGCGGCAACTTCATCAGAGTGGCAGGTGGTGACTATTATTACGTGCAGAACTTGCGTAAACTGGTTACCTCTTTGACAACCTGTCTGAACCCAGATGTCATCCGTGAAGGCTGGGTTGCACACTACTACCGATCTCTGGGCGATATGTACGCAGTTTTATACAAGAACATACCGTTTTATGAAGACATCGCTGGCTTCTTACAGACTGCATCCAGCAAATTAAGAATCAACGTCAACTTGGTTCAAGAAAGTTATGGACATGCCATGGCCTTTTCTCACTTTAATCGTAATGTCGAAACGATAGACGCACGGAGTGAGACAATACTAGACATATCTGACTGTTCAGGTCTAACCTTTCCTGAGCTGGATGCTCTTCGGACTTACTTCACGAGTTCGAAAATTTGTTTGCCTCCGCAGTATAATCGGCGCTGCAACATTCGGGCAACAAAACGTGCGTGGGTTGATCTCGACGAGGACATAGTTTATAACATTAACAAGTCCTCGCTAACTAAAGAGATGAAAGGCTTCCGGAAAACATTATTGCGATGTTTGCGGGAACCACTTGAAACTCTGGGCCAGCTGGCGCAGAGTGGAACTGTCTCATAGATATTGACAGGGGAAATTGTCAATATGGTCAATCCAATCAAACTTAGTCATTGCTGCGTTGCAGCTTGCCT